AGGCCAAGCTCGGTGCGTTAATTGTTAAGTACGACGAAATCAATGGCGAACGGTCTTCAGAGTTGACCGAGGCAAAGGCTGATTACGATGCGGTCATCTCCAAGTACAAGCAGGACAACGAGGAGGGGACGAAGGCTGCACTAGAGTCGGCCAATAAGACCTGGCAGAAGGTTTCCACCGATGCTCGCTCGCTCGAAATCTTTGAGCCGCGTGAGAACGATGAGGAATGGAACACCGAGCTGAATGGCCGACTTAGCCTCGCCCAGCAAATCTTCAATGGTGAGAACAGCGAGGAGGATCTTGCCAAGGCTGCTCTTTGGGCCGCTGCCGCGCCAAAGTACCGCGAACTGCTCTATGCTCAGGTTGAGGTGAACAAACGCTTGCAGGCTGAGCTATCGAAGTATCGCGGAAGCGAACCTGGAGTCACCTCGAAGGCGACATCTGGAGGTTATCGACCGGCAAATGCGAACGCCGCGAAGAGCGAGGACTTCGTTGCTAGCGTGATGAAGTCGCTCGGACGCTAAGGATACGCTCTGAAGCAATTATCCCCCGATGGTTTCACGGCCACCGGGGGATTTTCGTTTAAATTACTTACCTCGATACGGACCGCTGCCGCTCGGAACCGGCTTTGGAGACGGCCTGACCGGAGGCTTAGGAGGAGGAGACTGCCTGTAAGGTCCGCTGCCGGATGATCGGACGGCGGGAGAACCTTTATATGGTGCGTTATTGCTCATTCCTTTGGGAGTGCGTACCAGCCCTCATGGATGGTAATGCGGTTCTTACTACGCACCGTTTTGCCGCTGGCGTCAACAGTCCAAACCTTTGCTTCAACGCTCTCAGCGAGGCGTACAGGCTCACCGTGGGGGACGTAAATCACTCGGCTCGCGCAGCTCACGCTCATGCTCGCGCACACGATCAAGAAGACCGCGCTTAAGATCAGGTTGTTTCTTGGCGTCTTCACTCGTTGTGTCCCTGGTCGTCAGCGAATGAATCCAGATGACCAGCTTCATCACCAAGTCGGCCAGGAAGTTCATTCCGTCTGTTTGACGGGTGCGGCAGCGGCTGATTGCTTGTTCTTCCAGATCGACCAGACAGCGCCGATCAGAGTGACAGTCGCGCCAGCAATCTCGGCAACCTGATCAGCACTGGCCAACCCCTTGGCTACGAGGAAACCACCGAGCGCGCTAAGACCGTGGCGGAGGAGGGATGAAATATTGGCGTTCATTTGTCGTTTTTGAGTTTGCGATAGAGTTCGACTGCTTTCACGGCGCATGTAAGAAGCGCGGCGAACGCGCCAAGTGCCAATGAGGCAGTCTTGAGATTCGGATCGGTAAATACCGCGTTCCCCAGAATGCCGATGGCCGGACCACCGACGCCTATTGAGATGTCTCTGATAAAAGCGTGGTGGTCCGTCATCGTGCGTGGCTGTTAGTTAGCGGCAGGAGCCTGCTGCTTGGCTGAATCGAGGATCAGATCGTAGAGAGGAAGTCCGGCTTTCACATTGTTGATGTTGCCAGCCTTCATCCCGATTTCTACGAGTTGCAGCAGTGTGTTGGTTTGTTCGAGTGTCAGTTCAATTTTAATCATGCCGCCGGAGCATCGGTGACATCCTGAACTGGCGCAACGATTTCCTGCGCCGAAGACGGCTCGGAATCGGCCTGCGTCACCAAAACCGGCTCAACCTGAGGCAGCATCGGAGGCACGATCATCACAGGCTCAACCCACGGCAGCGGCGGAGCGATGATCGGAGGGTTGATCTGGTTCTCGATCTGCGCGGTGACGTTCGCCTCGATGGCCTTCTGATCGACTCCATTCGCGTAGCACCAGCCGAGAACCTGATCCTGCGTCAAGTCAGGATACGGCGTGAACGAACCGCTGGGCGCAGCGAACGAGCATGAGCCGTAGCAGGTGCCGCTGTAGGTCTTCTCGTCGTCGCCGGTGCCGATGGTTTCGGTGCCGTTGCATCGCCAGTCGGCGGTGATGACGACATCGGAGTAGGTGCCTTCGACTTTGCGGACGAGAAGGCGTTCGATGATCCAGTTGATGGAGATGTTCATATTAGGCGTTCTTCAGAGCGTTGACTTCAGCCGACAGTTCCTTGATGGCGGCGACCAAGATGGGGACAACCTTCGACAGATCGACCTGCTGCGGTTCGATTTCACCATCTTTAGTTACGGCATCCTTTTCTCCGGTAACAGCAAACGGAACCACTTCAGCTAGTTCGTGGGCCAAGAAACCTTCGCCAACCTTTCCGTTAGTTTTCCACTTGTAGATGGACGGCTTGAGCGCGTTCACACGATCTAGACCACCAGTGAGAGGCTGAACCGATTCCTTGAGTCGATAATCAGAGGAGTTATTGTATGCGGTGTTTGTCCCATCCTGACTGATAGAACCGACAGTGACACCGTTGGAACGGAAAAGCGCAATCGTTCCAGAGATTGCAGTGGTAGTGTTGTAGAATAAGCCGGGGTTAGCGTCAGTTTTGACAGCAGAGAAAGTTCCGTCCGGTTGAACCTGAGAACCGGCAACGGTGGTACTGCTCGCCGTCTTCCCCACCAACAGATTCCCGCTCGCGTCGAGCGTCATCGCTTCTGTAAATGTGATAGGATCGTTCGCATTGGCAGCAACTCCAGCAATCTGCCAAACGTGTTTTCCGGAATTCTGAAAATAATCGAGAGCGTTTAGGCCAGCCGCGATGTATTTGAAATCCGTTCCGTCAAAGTAAGCGTTGAACGAAAGGCCAGAAGTAGCAGTAGATCCGCGAAGTCCTGCACGGCTGATCTGCAATGCTTTGAAAGCACCACCCCACGCACTCGGCGTAACCCCCACGCCGACGTTGCCCCCGTACGGCTGGATTAGAAGATCGAAAGCACTTCCAGCATTTCCAGTTGCAGCTTGGATGAATGGGCGATTCGCGGTTCCATCATGCCCGATGTAGCATGACAGGTTGGTGTTTGCATTTGAAGCAAACGGAGAGTTCTGGATGTTTGCAATTCCAGTCGAATTGCTTCCAGTAGCTGTAAAACGAGCATACTGAGCCGTAGTCCCGACAGCCAGCCCCGTGGAGTTCAGGGTCATGGCGGTGGAGCCGCTCAACGCAAAGTTTAGCGTCGATGCTTCGATTGTCAGCGGCTGATAAGACAGGCTTCCAGTGTTATCAACACCAGAAATCGAAGATGTAGATGCAGACGCAGAAAATCTAATACCCTTTGAAACACCGTTAAACAGAACATTGTTGGAATCAGTTCCGTTTACATGAAGCGGAAAACCGGGAGTTGATGTAAGAATACCCACCCGATTGTTCGCCGTATCCACTTTCAGGGAGTTCGTGTCCACCGTCAGATCGCCGGTGATGGTGGCGTTTCCAGGAACGACGATGTTATTGCCGCTCGGGCCGACTGCCGTGTACAGCTCCGTGAAGTTCAGATTGCAGTAATCGAACGCTGTACGAAGCGGCGTTCCCGTTCCGTCGTTCGGAGCTGTTCCGATATTGATCGTTTGCTTTGCCATATCTGATTAAATAATTTGTTTTTCGAGTTACAGAAATTCGGTCATGTCCGCCGTGATGATCGTGCTGTCAGCCGTAATCACCGTGTTGTCCGCCGTGATATCAGCCGTTCCGCCAAGCGTCGCAGCCTCCCAGAGTAGGCCAATCTCCAGCAGATTACGCTCGCGCGGACTCTTGCACGAAGCGCCGTAAGCCTCGGCGATCAGATTAGCAGCTTCCGCGCAGGAGATGTTAGCCATATCAGATGATGATGAACCAAGCGGTTCCGTTGCTCATAACCGTCACGCCAGCCCACTGAGAACTCAGCGTGTACGTCGTCGCCCCGTCAATCGTCTCCGACGCATAGCCGTCAACAACCACGTTGTTCGCACCGGCATTGATCCGCTTGAACACATAGATCCGACCCGGAACAAGCGCAGCCGGAGGCAACGTAACCGTCACCGCTCCAGCGGTTGAATCGCAGAGCAGAAGATAATCACCACTCGTGACATTACCCGTCGCGCTCACGCTCCGATACGTTCCGCGCGTCGCGCCACCACCCTGGAGATACGCGGCAATGCGATTCTCCAGAGCCAGCTTCGCCAGCTCAACCTCCCATGGAGAACGACATCCCAGCGACGCCGCCTCATTGATCAGCGTCTCCGCCTCGTCGCATGTGATGTTTGGCATATCGATTTACAATTTAGGCCATCGGACCAGAACCACGGCGCATCACCTCGGCGATGAAACCCTCCCCGCCGCCGCCCTCCGCAACCTCCTCCTCCTCGTACTCCTCCTCATCCTCTCCGCGCTCGGCCATCTTCTTGCCCTTCGACTTACTCTCGTAGCCTGGGATGACCATGCCATCAATCTCGATGACCTCAGCCTTGCCGCCCTTGCCAAGAACGATAGTCGCCATCGTCTGGAAAGCCTCGCCTTCCTTCAGATTCTCGGGGATTTCAACGCCTTCGGGGATGGTAAATACCGGCATACGGGGAGCATCACTTTGTGGCCTACTCTGTCAATGCCAAAAACCCCCCACCAGCGCGCAACACGCTGATGAGGGGTGAACACATTGACACTACAAAACTAAACCGAGCCGCAATGATGCGTGAAAACAAAAAACCCGCAAGCCTTTCGACCTGCGGGTCTGTGAATTATTAGCTCAATTACGAGCAGATGATCTGTGTGAGCGCGCCGGTGCAACGGCGGAAGATAATGGTCATGCCTTGATTGGTGAAAACAGGCTCCGACGCATGAATGAACTCAGCGTAATGCTGACCTTTCTTCTCCAGCGGATCAGCGCAATCCACATCGAGCTTGTAGGCACCAGTCACCCACTGCCACTCGCCCATGTAGTTGGTCGGCATCCAGCTCAAGTCGCCAACGCGGTTCACAGGACGCACGATGTGCGACTTGAACACATACGGAGTGACAATGAACGCAGCCTCGAACGGAGCGGTCGTCCAGCTCGGGTTGACACTGAACACCGTACCCTTCGTGCCGCTGGAGCTGGTGAACGGCTGAACCAGCGTGTACTTGCCACCGGCATAGGTAAACCGGGGCGGGAACAGATTCGGCACATGCCGGAAGTTCTTGATGACCCGATTCGCGCCAATGCGCTTGAGCAACTCAGCGCCGCTGCCGCTGCCCATATCAGCCTGACGCAGATCCTCACGGAACGCGGGGTTGTTCTGAGCGATGCGCTGCGAAGCCTCCAAGCCGATGTACAGCGGGAAGATCGGACCATCGCTGGAGTAGCTGATGAAGCCGGAGCTGTCAGGATTCGTCGCGCCGTTACGGATCAGCGTGGCGGCGGCGACATCGAGCATCTCCTGAGTCAGCTCGGAGGTGGACTGATTGAGCGCCTGACCAGCCGATCCGGTCTGAATCCAGGGGAACTCATTCACGCCAGACGGAATCGTCTCAACCTGAGTGAAGGACGAGTCGGCCACAGCCTTGATGGCGAACTTGGCGAAGGTGTTCTGGTAACGAGTCTCCCAAGAACGCTGAGCGCGGATCGAGAGCTTCTCCAAGTAGACGCGCAAGAACGCCTCGACGCGATGGTCAAAGGTCAGATCGTCCTTACACAGGAGCGGACCTTTGAGGGCGAAACGCTCAGGACTCCAGGTGACGGCATTGTAGCCGACCGGAACCTCGCTATAGGTGACATCGCAAGCGCCGCCGTTGTCGCCGGGGTTACCGCTCGCAAGGGTAATGGCCGACCACTCCTCAGCCGCAGTCGGCTCGATGGAGGTGGTGGTGAACGAGGTCTGGGTCAGACCAGTACCCTGAGGATACTCGCCGCGCTCAATCATGTTGAGCCACATCGAGCGGTACGAGGCGCGTTTATAAACGTCCTGAGCGAGCGACTCGGTAGCCACCGCAAAGGCGTTGAAGACATTAGGACAAGACATGAGATGAAAAATGTAAACCGACGTTATCTGCGTTGTTTGGTTGGCCATCCATCCACCACACGGTGGCTGATTATCCAACCGCTTCCGATGCGGAGTGTCATTGCCGCTTAGACAGGGGCATTCAATGACCAGTTGAATGCAACTCTTAAGGTCGTTACGCGGGATGGAGCGATAGAAATGCTTATCGCGTCAATTAAAATGTGGCGTCCATAGGGTTGGCCACCAACTCCGATTGGATGGCGGCGTATGAGCGGTAACCCTTAATTGTCTCAATCCGATGAGGCGCGATGATCGTCTCCCGCGCTATCATGCCACGGTAAGTGTACGGACCTGGGAATGAGCCGGTCATTAGGACATAGAAATCAACGCCATCGGTTTTCGGGCCTTTGCGCGCATCGACTAGTAGCTTTCCAGTCTCGTACTTGGTTGTTTTGACATCGATGCGATATCCTGGCGCTGGCGGAATTGTCGCGTCGTAAAGCGGATGCGGAGGTTCACGGTCGGTATCCAGATCAGGATACACGTTGAACAACTTGCAGAACGCTATCTCGCCGCATATACCCTCCAAATCCACAGTCGCAGAATCCTGCGCACTGATCTTCAAATTGGTAATGTTGAAATGACGATTATTGCCGTTGCGATTCTTGGCGATGAAGTGGGCCAACTTCCTCTCAGCGGTTGTTAAAGATACAGTTTGACCGATTTTGATTTTGTTTATCATGGTCAAAAAGGTGGAAAATTTTTGAGGGGGGTATCGTAAACGAAGCCCACCCGCAAAGGGGGTGCCAGGTCCTACGTCAACAATCGTGCCAACCCCTAGGAAAACAATCCTTTTCTGTCATAAGCAAAACTTATGCTGATCATAAGTTCCCCTGCGTTGCACATTACCTGTTATATTTACTTTAAACCGAGCTGCTGTCCGAGCTGCGCGACTCATTCACGTTGACCTCAACCGAGCTTCGATCCGGCATCTGACCCAACAGATTGATGGACACACTCGCTTGTTCCCCTTGTTCGCTCCACCCGAACACAAGCGCCGATCGCTTCGCCACGCTGCCCAGAATAGTCTCACGCACGCTTTCATCCTTTATCCCGTCCAAGTTATAGCTGTCGATCCTTTCAATCGTTGCGGCGGCGTCCTCAGCTAACTTTGAGCGGACCAAAGCGGACAGGCTTTCTAGGGATTGAATCTCTTTTGAAGAGATTGTGTCCCTCATCCCCTTCCTGAACTTAGTCCAATCCTCCCGTGAGGCTTTGCTCATGAGCGTTGACTGATTTAGTCCCGTTTCGTCTGAAATCGCTTTCCACGACTTCCCCGCCAGATACAAAGTCTTGGCCTTTTCCCATGGCTTCTCTTTCATGCCAAGTACCTTGCAATCCAAGGTAGTCTTTCGCAAGGCCTGTCTTCCCAATTTAGACGCTGTCTACTTTGAATCCTGACACCGTCTAAACCACGCATTTTCCCCAATGAATCCGGCCCTTTTCACTCTCTCTCAAAAGAAAAGCAAAATTTATTTTGACTCTCTCCCATCTCTCCCCTAGTCTGTCCGCAGCAATGAAATCCGCGCTCCGCAAACTCTCTTCCTTCCTAGCCCTTTGCATCACATACGCTGTCCTAGGTTACGCCTTTTACTTCCTTTTCTTCGCCTCTCAATTCTAACCCTCAATCCAATCACCAATGAACGTCCATCTCACCCTCAAATCTTCAAACGCGAAAACCGGCCCTATTCCGGTTTCCACATCGTCGGCCGTCACTTGCAGTGATGCATGTCCATTCAAGAAAGACGGTTGCTATGCGGACTCCGGTCCGCTTGCGCTTCACTGGTCAAAGGTAACAAGCGGACAGCGCGGCTTTGACTGGTCTTCCTTCCTGTCTAAGGTCCGCTCTTTCCCGGCCGGGCAGTTGTGGCGTCACAACCAAGCTGGAGACTTGCCCGGTGTCGGTGACTCAATTGACGCAACCGCTCTTTCGCAATTGACGGAAGCAAACACTGGCAAGCGCGGTTTCACCTATACCCACAAACCGTTGACGCCAGATAACCTGTCCGCGATACGGTCCGCCAATGAGCGCGGTTTCGTTGTCAACCTGTCCGCGAATTCGGTGTCGCATGCTGACACCCTTGCCAAGCTAGGTTTGCCGGTTGCGGCCGTTGTCCCACAAGACAGCGCGGACCGATTCACGACACCGGAGGGCAACCGCGTTGTCGTGTGTCCTGCGCAGCGCGTTGACAGCCTGTCATGCGACAAGTGCCGCCTATGCGCCAAGGGCAACCGTGGATTCATTGTCGGTTTCAAGCCACATGGAACGGGTGCAAAGCGGGTGCAACGAATCACAACGGCCGGTTGACGGTCCGCTTCAATCTATCGGCCGTCGGTAGGTTGACGCGTCTCTTCAATCTCAATCCATCAAATCAAAACTCAATCCATCAATCCAATGATCAACCGATATCCCGGACAATGCGTCCAATGTCACGAATACGTTCCCTCAGGCCTTGGCACCGTCACCAAGCGCGGCCGTGTCTGGCGCATAGACTGCAACGCTTGCACTGGAAACATGCCGGAGGAATCCGGTCTTGTATGCGTCAAGACTTCATCCGGCTGGACTGGCACCCGCAATGCACGCGGCCGTTGTGAAGACGCACCGTGCTGCGGATGCTGCACTTTCTAAATCCCAACGCATCAAAACTATGGCAACCCTAAGCAAAAACGGCCGAGAGCTTGCGCGCTTCGATCAGCTCAAAACTTCCTATTCCATCCGTTCAAACGGGAAAGTTCTTCGAAACGAAGGATTTGGTTGGAAAGTCTGTACCCTTAAGGAAGGCTGGACGCTAGAAACCTTCCGCGCGCGCCTCGAGGAGATTGAGTCTAAGGTTTCCGAATCTTACCGTATTTACCGCGCGGCCGTTCAGGCGGAATTCCCGCTCCCGGTTCGTTGGCAATATCTCACCCTGTCCGATTTACTAGGCGACGATCTGGACGGAATTTATTCGGATCTTCAAGACCGCCACATTTACACGGATCTGGACACCCTGCGCGAGCTTCACGACCTCCACCAAGCCTATCGCGCGGAATTCGAAGCGCGCAAAACGGGAAAGGTTACCGCTTGAAACTTGTGGAATTCCTACGCGCGCGCGCCTTCGAAGAGCCTTTCATCATGCATGCCGAAAAGTGGCAGTTCGTCACGATCAGACGCGCGGACGGGGCGGAGGACATTGGTGTCTACCGCTTCGCGACGGACTTGTGTTACGACTATTCGGACTTTCGCGCGCTCTTCAACCTGTCCTAAACCATCAAATCAAATCCATCATGCAGGCAATCCACACAAAATATCTTCCCGCAACCGATAGCAACGGTTCACGCATTAAAGCAAAGTGTGCGCGCGGTTCTATCGTGATTCCATTCCCGCACGAATTGACAGGCGACGAAACCCACCGCGCGGCAGTTCTCGCGCTTGTGACTCGTTTCCTAGATGAAGATTCGGCCAAAGGCAGGCCCCGCGAAACCAATTTTTGGAACCGCACTTTCGTAAGCGGTTCGCTCCCCGACGGTTCAATGGCGCATGTTTTCCTAAGCTGACCGCTGACCCATCCTCCGCGCGCCATGCGGCAACGCGTGACGCGAAAGGGTAGGCCAATCTATCCGCAGCAATCAATCCACCCCCATGCGCTACAAAATCCAACTCTCAACCTCAACCGGCGGCTGGTCAGACCTCCGCGAATCATCCGACGGCGAGAACTACGAACCGTGCCTATTCCCCACGCGGAACGCAGCCCTTGCCGCGCGCGAGGAGTTTGGCGAACTGTCCGAATTCCTCGAAACGACGCGCATCGTCACCGCCGAAACTCCCGAAACCGAGAACATTTACGCCTGAAATCCCATGAAATACAGAATCGGATACAATCATACCTCGCCCGAGTTTGCGTCTTCCTATGCTGACGCGCGGAAAGCGGTCCGACAGGAAGCTCGGACGCGCCGCATGATCGGCATGTCGGTCCGCCTCCGCTCGGTCAAATGCGACGACGGCGAATACCTCTACCTATCAACCGCCGATCTTCGCCAAGATTGCGACGGTTCGCGCGCCTTCGCGGTCATCTCCAAAAACTCCAACGCCTAAGAACCCAATGAAATCCCATACCCCCGCCCCTTGGCTTGTCCGATTCGAAGAGGATCGATTCGACTCGAAACTGTCTGTCCTTGAGGTCATCGATGGAAGCGAGGCTTCATTAGATCATCCGCAGGGCGAGCTTGTCCTTGCGCGAGTCAATGTCAGCGCGTTTGCGCCGCACATGGATGAGCCGCTTGCAAATGCGACGCTCATCGCCTCCGCCCCCGATCTTCTCTCCGCGCTTGAACGTCTCACGCATCCAATGGCCGACGACGACGACCTAGACTACGCGCGCGAGGTAATCGCCAAGGCGAGGGGAGGCCAGCTATGAAAGTCTACTGGACAGCCTACTACGGCAAATTCCGAAAAAGCGAGTACACGTTTCAGGGCCGCAACGCCAAGCGCGACGCGTATCGACTGGTCAAACGATTCGGCGGACGTGTGGTTCGTGAGAAAGGCCAGCCATGAAGAAACACATTCACAAACCAAGGACAT